CCCCCCCCTACTGGTAACCGACAGGCCACGTCGAAGAAGGCTTGTGCCTTTTCTTCAGACTCGTCGAACTCCCTTTCGAATTCTTCTTTGGTCTCGATTAGATAAGGGTGTTCATCGTCCCCAACGGAATTTCTCGCAAGGTCCTTGAATTGGTACATCATGAGGTTCAAGAAACCGTTCCCTTTCTGTCCCATTCGGGAGATGGCGATAAACGTCGGTACGAGAGGGCTTGCCGGTGCGTATTTTTTCGCCTTTTCGACGAGGAGGTCAGCGCCGCCTTCTTGATACCATTGTTTCGCAAAGTGCAACGCAACGGACACTTCGAAAAGATGACCGGGAAACCCGTTCGTTTGAACTGTCTCGAGAACTCTTTCCCTTGCCATCCGTCCTATCACGTCTTCGGGGTCCAAGAAGAGGTGACCAAACTTCTTTCCATCCCTGCCAAACAACAAACAATACTCCCGGAACGAAGATACCAACGGAAAATTTTGCCTCTCACAAAGTCTGGGAATGGCGTGTCTAACACATTCGTTGAGTTCCTTGCAAACCGAAGTACATCGTTCCAGCTCTTCTTCAGTAAGGTCCGAAAGTATCAAAACCCAGACGTCTCTTGATAAGTTCATTTTCTGTAGGTCGATCGACCCACTATCTATTCTCATTTCTACTATTCCCGGGTGGTCGGATTTTTCCGTGTTTCCCCTTGGCAACTTCCGCGACCGCAACGGCGAAGAATATATTTGGTCGGGAAAGTCGTGCAAGCCAATTTCTTACCGGAACGGGAAACCAGAATGTACTCCATTTCCACCGGTCGGCGGGACGGACTTATTTCTTCGTAACAACGACGTCGGATATCTTCCCTAGGAGGGGATACTTTCTCGCACGCCTCTCACAGTCGAGGGAAACCAGGCAGTTGGGAAGTTGTTTGTAACTTCCGCAGACGGTGTTGTAGTCGGGATTGTTGATTACCGCGTAACTTGCGTCGTAGAAGTCCCGGTAACCGCGTCGACAGTACAAAACGTTCCCCTTCTTTTCGATGGCGACGTACTCCTTACTCATTTTCGATCGAAACTGCTTATTTATTTATCAAGCCTTGATTTTCAAGGAACTTTCGAAACTCCGGTGCACACTTCGAAGATTTCTTCGTGATGTACTTTTTGGGAAGGTGGTACTCCGCTTCGTTTAACCAAGCGATAGACTCTTCGTCCTCATTCTCCAAAAGGGGGCAACAAAGTGCCTTCATCAAGGCGTAGTTTCGAAGGTAACTCTGTTTTATCCCTTTGACGGGAACGTTCCTGTTGTGGGGAAGACGGCCTTCGGCTTCGAGTCTTTGTAACCCGACCAATCCCCGTTTGGCCGATTCAAAGTACAGGTTAAGATCCATTCTGGCAGACATTTTCGTTAACACGTACTTCTCTCCAGGCGATTCTATTTCTTCTACGTTGATGTAGGGAAGGGCTACTTCCAACACGAGGATTGAGCAAAGCGAAGGACGACCAGTCGAACCTCTTGTGACGTATGAGGAAAATGATTTCTTTGAAATCCAACTTCTCCGATGGGTCCATTTTCTTGAGGACGAGTTCGAACGTCTCCTTTGACAACTTCTTGTTCAGGCAGGAAACCTGTACGAGAATCCTCACTTGTTCCGGGGTCGTTCCGATGGGTCCGCCGAGTTCCATCAGTATGTCCTCTTCCTTCTCAATAAAATACGAATAGAAACGTCGTTCTCGACGAAATTTCTTCTTGACGGCCTCGAGAGGAGAAAAATACAACGTCATGACGTTTTCGAGGGCGTTGTCGGCGACTGAAAACTGGAACGGAATATAAGAGAAAGTGCTCACAAATTCTTTCATCTGATCTTTTACCGCATCTTCTCCCTGCTTTCTCGTGAGTTTCCTCAGGTAGTAAAAAATCCAGGGCATGAGTGAAAACATACGTTTGAAGTCGAACCTCTGGTCGGAGATCACCGACATGCAGGATTTCAAAAGCAATTGGCCAGGGTCGGCGAAAAGGTGGCCGAACGCCTCTCCCTTGTTTCCCAAGAAAACGCAATAATTCTTCAACGACTTCGTTGGGGGAATTCTATGTTTCTCGCACAACTGGGGAAGGGACCGATCGATGAGCATCTTCCACTGTTTGTTTACTCCGTAACAATTGAGGAGGGACGCACTCCCAAGAAAGGTTAGGACGTGGGACAGACAATCGTCGTTAAACATTTATCGTAACGTTCGTTACAATTAATTATATCCGAAATACATTTCCTCGAACTCCTTGGGGTCGTACTCCGGACGACCGTTGACCAAGTCCCAGTTTTCTTGTTCTTTCATCAACTTCTTGAAGCCAAGTCTCGCGCCAAGGACAGCACCCGCAATAGCTGCGTTCGTATCGGTATCGCCCTTCTTCTCGATTATCGTCCACTTCGTGTCGCTCCGCTCTCATTAACGACGTGAACGAGTCTTCCTTCAAGGCAAGTTGGGCACACCAGAGCGCGTGTAACACCCATCCCTTCGTTTTACCGTCAATGTCCCTGTCCTCTTCGGTTAGCACTTCTTGAATTTCTTCTTCGTAGTTGGAGTAGTCCGTCGGCGGCCCTTCGCCCTTCAAGATGGAAGTAAGCCAAGACAGGTAGACCAAGGAACAGTCCGTGTTGATCGGATTTGGGCTCGATAAGTCGCAATCCAGAATGGCCGCTTTCTTCCAGTCCTTGACCAACGCCAACGGACTACACCTCATGAGACTTCCGTTACTCTGCGAAACTTCGTTCTGTAACATTTTGTTCATTCGGTTCGTGTAACCCCTTACCGTCTTGACTCCGTGAAACAAGGCACGAGTGTTCTTGCCGAGGTGGGGACAACCCGAATTAGCCCAGTCGAGGTAGGCCCGCAACGCCCGGTCGGGACAGTACTCCCCATCTTCAATCGTCCTCAAAAGAGCGAGTAGCATTTCGGAGTCGTCGCTCGCGGATCCGGTAGGGAAATACTTTGTCTCCTTAGTGAATCGGTTGAAGCGGAACGCCTGGAGTTCGAGTTTTCCCGCGTATACGTTGCAGGCGTTCTGTCTGAACTCGTGGGGTGCACCCAGGGCGTCGCCCACGCAAATCCAACAAACATTCCGGTGATTCTATCTTCCATTTCCTTGGGTAATTTCGACCCGACCAACGTTTAGAATTAGTACCGATCGGTACGAATCACAGTTTTCTCCGTTCCCTGGAAGAAGGTACAGCCCTTGTTCTACCACTTGGTTCTTGGGGAACCAATTCTCGACAACGAAAAGACCCGGTTCTGTCCCTCGACGAGTAGTTAATAATCGACACTGTACTCGAATGCATCCCAAAAAGAAAAAGAGTTAGGAGAAAAATAACGATGATTCCCATGTTGATTCTATTCTTCACGTTTTTGGTTGTTGCCTTCGTCGTAAGGTTTCACTCGGAAATTCTCCTCGACCTCTACTTGGAAAGGATAGAAAACGCTTGTTGTGAAAGACCGGGCGAATTCTTGGAGTTCGACGTGAACTTTTGGGGCATCTCTCAAGCACAATACTTGGCGTTCCTGGAACGGTTGTCAAAGAAGAACATTTCCGTACGCCACGAGCCCGGAAGTCGAGTCTTGTTCGCCGGGTTAGATTAGTTCGTACCGATCGATACGATTAGTTCAAACTCGACAAAGAGTCGAGACTCGAGTAATTTCTTGGAAAGGCATTGAGTTCCGTTGTTGCACGACGCGGCCTGGAGTACGACTTCGTATTGAATGTTAATTTTTGTTCCATTCCCCGTGCCGATCGGTACGATTATTTTCGCTTTTCGAGTGCCCACTTGACCTCCCTAATTGACAGTGGTTCTCTAGTGCAGAATACGAGAAATCCCTCTCTTTCTGCCTTTTGCAAACTCCGTGGTTTCAAGTCGGAGTTGTGGTCGCGAGTTCCGTCGCAGTAAGAATCGTTGAGGAATGTTATCGCTTCGAGAACGTCTTCCAAGGAATAACCTCCGTTCTCTTTCTTGGAGAAGTGTTTGTACAAGTTGCCGATTTTCGTCTTTAGATCGTCGGGAAGAAACATGGGCCGGTTGGCTCGGTTGCCCTTTCCAACCATTCCCGAACGGTTGGTACAAACACTCTCAACGTATTCTTCGATTTTGACTACGTGTCCCTTTCCCTTCTTTTCGTTCAGGTAGATCTCCGAGACTGCCTGGGCGCAGTTGATGGCCCGAAATTCCCTTTTGATGTCGTCTTGGGTTGCGTTCCAAAGGACGTCGACGACAACCATACCACAATTCCTCGTCAAGGCCCGAAATCGGTGGTTACCTTCGTAACACACCAACCCTTCGTCTTCTAAAAACGCAAAGTGAATGGTTCCGTTCACGTGTTTTGTCTCGGTCTGATACTCGCGAATTTCTTTCACTCTTTCTTTAATTTCCTTTCTGTTTCCTGACCAACGTTTAACATCTCGATCCCAAGTGACGAGTTCCTTCGACGGAATGCAATAACCAACGTGGTTTCCGTTGGTGTAGATTTTGTACTCTCCCATTTGTTCCCTGAACTGTTGTGCCAAGTCTTCTTCCATTGTTGTAGGTTTTTTGTTTCTGGTGGTTTACTCAACGGGTCTTCTAAAAATGGAATTACAACGAGAGACAATTTTGAGACACAACCCCGACAGGTTCGTCTTGTTCCCGATCAAATACCCCGACATTTGGAAAATGTACAAACAGGCGGAAGCCTCGTTCTGGGTGGCTGAGGAGATTGACCTCGCCTTCGACTTGGCGCACTGGGACTCACTTCACCCAAAAGAACGGGACTTTTTGTCACACGTCCTGGCGTTCTTTGCGGCGTCCGACGGAATCGTAGTCGAAAACCTCGCCCAGATGTTTATGAACGAAGTACAAATTCCCGAGGCGAGGGCGTTCTACGGTTTCCAGATTATGATTGAGAACATTCACTCGGAGACATACTCCCTCTTGATTGACACGTACATCAAGGACAAACAAGAAAAGACGAGGCTCTTGAACGCGATTAAGACGATTCCCGGGGTCGAGGACAAGGCGAATTGGGCGTTGAAGTGGATCAATAACGACCGACCGTTTGCGGAACGGTTGATTGCGTTCGCTGCCGTCGAGGGAATCCTGTTCAGTGCTTCGTTTTGCGCGATCTTCTGGCTGAAGAAGCGGAACTTGATGCCTGGACTTTGTTTTTCAAACGAACTCATTTCGAGGGACGAAGGTCTACATTGCATTGCCGAGGGGGAACTGGTCAGCCTTTCGTTCGAGTCCGTTCCCATCGAATCCGTCAAAGAAGAAAAGGTCCTTTCGTTTGACGTTTCTGGTCGAGAACTCGGATTGTTCAAGTCCGTCCTCACCATACCCAAAGGGGAGAAACAGTGCATCAAACTTACTTTCGAAGATACGAGAACTTTGGTCTGTACGCCTGACCACTGGATCCTTACGACTCAAGGTTGGAAGGAAGCCCAAGACGTCGTTTTGAATTCTGACAAAATCTTCGTCGCCCCCGTCTCCCCGTGCTTCTTGAGAAATGAAGAGGATCTCGCGCAAGAACGGGCGTGGGTGTTTTCCGTCGGGTACCGCACCATCGAAACGAAGACGCGAGAACAACTCGACGACGCCAAGGCGTTCGCAAGACTCCTTGGGTACGGGATTGGTCTTCTTTCCAAGGCGGACACGCCCTACGACGAAACGTTAATTCGTCAGGACTTTTCTCAAGTCGAGTTCGTAGAAACGGAAGAAGACCCCTTCTTTCTTTCTTGTCCGAGGTCGGTGCTCGCTTCCTTCTTGTCAGGCGTCCTAAGCCGAAGTCGGTTGACGGAGAGTCCGAGACGACTGAAAGCCATAGTTGAGAAAAAGTACGTAAGGTTTTTCAAGTCGTTGGGGGCAAGGTTTGACGCGAAGGAGAGGTTGGTAATCGACGGACTCGTCTTGGAAACGATCGGGTTTTGTTATAACACGACGTACCGATCCCGGGCGACGGCCGCTTGGTCTCTGCAACGAGTTGGTGCGAAGAAAAAGACGCTCGACGAGTGGGGTTGTTCCCATTGGTTCGACGGCCTCGTTGAGAAACCCGAGTGCATGCAATTTACGGTAATCTCCGTTGAAAACGTTGGGGTGAGGAAAGTCTACGACTTGTCCGTGCCCGAGACGAGCAACTTTACGGCGAACGGTGTGGTCGTTCATAACTGCGACTTTGCTTGTTTGTTGTACTCGTACTTGGAACACAAATTGCCCGAGGAACGGGTCTACGAGATCATTTCGGAGGCCGTCGAGTGCGAGGAACGCTTCGTGAACGGGGCCCTCCCCTACAATCTGATCGGGATGAACGCCGTCCTCATGAACCAATACGTTCGCTTCGTTGCCGACCGATTAATCTATTCTCTAGGTTATCCCAAATTATACAACGCCCAAAACCCATTCGAGTGGATGGAACTCATCTCCCTTACTGGGAAAACGAACTTCTTCGAGAGGAGGACGTCGGAGTACCAAAAACAAGGGGTTAGTATGAAGATCAAAGATGAAGATGGGGACGTTTTCACCCTAGATGCCGATTTTTAATTACGTCGACCGACGTAAATGGAACAAGCCTGGAACTCAACGGATTCGTTCAAGGACAAAGTCTTACTCGCATACGAAAAAGGACTCGAACTTGGCTTGACACGATCGGAGACCATCGAACGACTTCTCGACCTGTCCGAAGGCAAGAACATCAAACCATTCCTTCCCTTCGATGATTCGCAAGGTTGCCAGACAGACGATTACGGAACGGTAATCGACCCCATCACATTGGACGAAATCCCAGAAGACAAACTAATTTCTTGGATTGAAAATAATAAGAAGTGGTGTTTCAACGTTGAAGCCCTTGGCGAACACGTCCGCCTGAACGGACCGTCGAACCCAATGACGAGGAGCCGACTGCCCCAGGAGGTCATCTCGGAAATCGAGGAGTACTTCCACGTCAACATGAACGTTGAAATCCACGTCTCGGGGTACGGCGTCGACTTGGACTTGATGTTCCCAAAGACGGGTACGTACGCCGAACTTTTCAAGACGGTTTTCAGTTACCTCTACTCGGACTACGGAACGGACATCCTGGAGTCGCTTAGAACGCGCGTCCTCATCCCCGGGGGAACGAGTCGTCCCGATTTCTTTAACCAAACCGTCACGGACGCGGAAGTCAGTGTCTACGACGTTGAAAACGAGTTCCTCGAATCCGATTACTTGTTCGGGTACTTTCTTGGTCTCTCGGAGGGACTCAGTCGCACGTCGGAGATTCTCTCGGAGGAATCGTACAAGGAATCGTTGTACTACGTTCACAAACTTTCCTTCGTGGACGTGTGTCGGATTTCCTGCAAGGTATACGGGTTCGCGCCAAGCTTTTACTGTCGACCCCTCGCCAGAAACGAGGAAACCTTTTCCTTCTTTAAGAACCCTGCCTCCTACTTCCTTTCCCTCGAGGATTCCATGTCCGGTCCGTTCTCCATCGTCATCCAAATCGAAGGAGTCCTAAACCACTGGGAGGAGATTAAGAAGGCAATTTCGGGGGACGACGTCTACTCCGTGGACCTCTACGAGTTGGCCGAAACCACCATCCTCGAGGGAGTTACCCAAACCATCAAGCACGACGAGTACGACAACTTAATGCGATGTCTTAAAATTCTAAGGGAGACGTTCCCCTCGTACTCGATCGAACGCGATTACGTCAACATCATCCGAAAGTTCACCCCCCAGGAAGCGTTAAACCTCCTCTCGGTGTTCCCTTCGTTCCGAATGGATCCCGTCCCAAACCGGTTCTTGAAAAGTGGGGCGTACGCCAAGTACTTGGGCGTTCCCGTCGGGGCGACGAACCCGTTGTTTGGGAAGGAAATAGACGAGAACTTGGTCGACGAAACCGTGGCCGTCACGGACGACGCCAACCTCTACGAAAAATACAAACCAAAAGGACCTTACTTCCTCGACCTTCTCGTCAAGTTCCGTTCGACAAAAGTCGTCAGCCTTCTTCCAAACGAAGACAAGTACGGGGTCATATTGCGAATGAACGATCACAAAACGATTTCGAAGGTTTCCTTCGTTCCACCCCGTTCGGTCGGTCCCCTTTGGAATTACGCCGACGTCCCGGACGCCACTCCGGAGGGATTCAACTCACTAACCCAAAACTTATCGGAGAAACAACTTACCGATTTCGTCGTAAAACTTGGACGGAAGGGTTCCCGCCTTTTCGTCGTTACTCTTGCCGGTCTCGCCTACTACGACTGGTTTCCCGCGTTTTTGTGTCGGGTTTCCTCTCCGGACGTTTCCCCGGGACTACTCCAACTTGCCTACGACGAAATGTTTTCCACCGTCGATTTCGTTCAAACGGACGTTGGTGAGATCTACAAATGTCTCGACTTGCCGACTTCCCTAAGGGGGTACGCCAAAATGAAGAACAAGGGGGGAGTAGCTCCCCCGGAAGTCACCCTCGACGATTTATTAGAACTAAACGACGTAGACTTGTTCGCGATCGTTGGCGAGTACGGGATCGTCGACTCCAATTTAGTCTACGAACTCTACTTGGCGACAGGAGAGAAAAACTTGGTCTTCGCCCTCACGAAAACAAAGTTGAAGAAGTTGGTCACCCTTGAGTTTTTGGTCAAGTTGTTTCCAAGTAACGACGAACTGGTCCTCCCCAACAGCCCACTCCTCGAGTTCGTCCTTTCGAGTAAGGCCCTGCAACACTCCCTTTCCCAACTGTTACTCCAATTACGTCGCCTTCCCTCGAAGATGAACGTACTGTCCCCCGTTGGACTCGAGTCGTACCTCTTCAACCTCAAAACCCAACTCAAGGGGAAGTATGGAATCAACTAACAAGACGGATCCGTCATGGTAAATGCAAAGAAACGACGACTTAGAAATCCAATTCGACGAGCCAAGCCACACGTACACGTGCGGTGGAGTCATCTTCAAGAGCGTGACGCAAACGATCGAGCACTACTTTTCAAAGTTTGAACCCGACAAGGTTATCGCCAACATGATGCGCTCCAAGAACTGGGCATCTTCGAAATACTACGGTATGACTCCCTCCGAAATCAAGAAGTCTTGGGAAGAAAACCGCGACAGGGGAACGAGGATGCACGCGCAAATCGAAAACCACATCCTCTCTTGTTCTTCTCCCACCGGAGAAATCGATAAGGAACGACTTCTCGACGTCGACTGCCAGGGTGAATTCGAACGGGAACTTGGCCACTTTCGCGAGTTCGTTCGGTCCGCCCCACTCGAAGAATACTGCCTACCGGAGTTTCGTATCTTTTCTGCCAAAAGGAAGATTGCCGGTACGATCGACTTGCTCACCTTCGATTCCGAGGGGAACTGTCGGATTTACGACTGGAAACGGGTCGACGCCCTCCGGTTTACGAACCCGTACCAGAAGGGAAGGGGGATTTGCGAGGACATGGACGACTGCAACTTTAGCCATTACTCCCTTCAACTCAACCTCTACCGAAAACTACTTGAGGAGAACTACTCGTTTCAAGGCCAACCCGTGAAAATTAAGTCGATGGCGTTGGTTTTGCTCCACCCGTCCAACGACTCGTTCCTTCTCCAAGAGATTGAAAGGGACGATAGAATCTAGTTCACCGGTCGGTGAATTTTAATAATGGGTAATACTTATGGGAAGGGTAACCATGTGGTGGGTCGTTACGGGAACGCGAATGGTCTCGACGTGCTGTACGATTCTTGGTGGGGGTTGTTCGTAGACGGGAACGACTTGGGGTTCGATTTGGTGAACTTCCCTCCTTACGTACCTCTTAGAACCGTTTCCATCGACAATGACTTGTTGTTCTTCGTGAAGGTGTTCGGCTGCGGGGGCGACTTCTTGGTAGCCGACGTGAACGGGTGGGTCTTGAACGACCTCTTCGTGAACTACGGGAACGTCCATTTAAGGAACGGGAATTTTGTTGTCGATCGACCGCAATTTTTAGTCCTCCCATATTAGTGGGGTTGTCGATGCCTTGTAAGACGTCTTTGACGATAACGAAGTAGAAGGTTCGACCGAAGACGAACTAGCGGACCTGAAGAAGAAGAACCAGAGTGCCCCAACGATTATCAAGATGATGATTAGGGCGACGACAAAGTACAAAGTGTTGTTCGACGACTTCTTTGGTTTCTCCGGGGGACGGGAAGACTTCCTTTCGTAGTTCTGGGTTTCGTCGGAGAAGGAAACCGACCTCCTCGAGGAAGATGACCTCGACCTCGTGTCCGAGTGGGACGGAAGGCTAACGGAACACGACTTCACGTAACGGGACGAAGACGGTTCTCGTTTGAAGACTGAAACTTCCGTGATGCCCTCTTGGCGGAGGAATTCTTCTTCCTCGGGTTTGAGGTCGCCGGAATCCCCCATCGTATACACGTTCGCAATCTCTCCTTTCGACTCGTTGAGTTTCGTAAGTCCCTTACTCGTTCTAACGTAGGATGGAACGTCGCACTTCGTCTTCCCAGAAAGGGGCAAGAAGGAAACGCATTCGGGCGTGCACGCCGAAGTGTTCCCATTCATTTCCGATTTGAGGCAAGAGTAGAGATACTCCCCAACGGTTCCGCTGACGACTTCGACGGGAAGGGTCGCGCGAATCTCCTCCGTAATCTCCTTCTTGACGACTTCGTCTTCCTCCATCAACTTTGAAAGGTGGTCGAGTTCACGTTTCGAAGAGGACATGGGTGTGTTCACTTTGGCGCGAAGGGTGCCCAACAACTTCTTCGGGTCCGAGAAGGACGTTTCACTACGGCTCTTTGGGGTGTACTCCGCGATTACGAGGTCTTCGTTGTTACCAACACCGATCGATGTTTGCATGTTTACTTCTTTTTGAGGGAATTTTGTTTTTTCTTTTCTTCGTAGATCAACACCGTGGTCTCGAGGTCTTTGATGCAAAACGTGATGTCCGAAACTTTGAGGGAAAACTTCTTCTTCGCAACTTCCGGACAGTTGTAACTGTAGCCTTCCCGTTTCGCCAGTTCCCGTTCGATCCACTCGTCCAGAAGGAACAGGTCCCTTGGGATGGGTTCGATGACGTGGATGAACCAGTGTTCGAGTCCCCGAAGACTTTCGTAATCCTTCTTCTCCAAGAAATAGTCTTGGTTGTTGACGTAGACGTCGAGTGCGGTCTCGAAGTCCTTTTTCGAGAGGTTCCGGTTCCTCACGTAGTATTCGGGTTCCCGGGGGGTTCCGGAGAGGTCGAGATCGAAATCCGTTTCCCTGATTTCGTCGCAAATCTTCTTGCCTGAACGTTTGATTTCCGACATTTGATTTTCTTGGATTTTTTTTTCGAATGCTCGTAAATGGACTGCACACGTTTCCCAAGCGAAGGAACTGCGACTGCCAATACCGCCGGCGGAACCCTGGTTTTCGTCACGGACATTCCCGAACAAGAGTTTCTCGATCGATACGGACTACTGTCCGCAAACGTCGACTTCATCCAAACGGTGACGGAGACGACCACCATCGTTACGGGCAGTCTCGACGTGAACCCTGGATCCGATCCCATAACGTTTACCATCACGAAAACACCCGAAGGCGTCGTCTTGTCTCCCTTCCCACCGGGTTCTCCCCTGTCCGTCGTAACCGAAGAGTGCAACGACATTGGGTTTTGTTCATTTGTAATTCGTTACACTGACGCACAGACCGGCACGACTTTGACTTATTCCCTTTCTCTGTCATCCCTCAACAACTTGTCGGTCGTCAACGGGTCCGTCTGTATCTCCGACATTGAGGCGGGAAAGATTACCCTTCCCGTCATCGAACCAACCGTCATCCCCGACGTTTCAGGCGACGTTTGGTTGAGTACCGACAAGAAGATGATTTGTCAAGTGACGTACACGGTGAAGAGTGGTCCCGACTGCCGAACCGGCCTCGTCAGCGCTGAGAAAACAAGTACAGTGTATGGGGTCAACCTTCAATGCGTGATGAAGGGAAGTGGTTGTACGATTCGCGACCGCTTCGACTCGTTAGTCGCCAAGGGCTGGAACCTCGACTGGACCCTCTTCATCCAGTACTCAATCTTGAGGATTATCCTATCTTCCCTCCTCTTCAAGAAGTGTTTTAGTGTTGAGTTGTTGACGAGGAAGTACAAGGATGCATTCCAAGCCGTGTTGGAAAACACAAAGAGCAAATACTACGACTGGTTCTTCGGCGAGAACTCCCTCGTGAGTACCTATTGGATGTACTTCAAGTAAGCAACTTCGATCGAAGCTGAATTAATTCTTCCTGTAGATGTAAGTTTGACGGATCTTGACTTGGTTGTCGCCGGAAATGTGGCCAAAACCCAACGTCCCCAAGTCCCGGGTGAAACGACCGAACACGTCTTCGACGGCATCCCTCATTTTTATTCCAACTTCGTCGTTACCGGAAGGAATGTACAGAGCGATGTAACCGCCGGAACGAACGGCTTCCAACATAACCTCGAGACAGGGTTTCCAAAACCCGTCGACCCAATCCTCGAGTTTGTCGAAGAGGGTAGTCGAAGTCGTCTCCCCGGTGTAGAGTTCGTACCTCCAAAAGGGCGGCGACGACAAACAAATGTCGTAGTAACCCTTCTCAAGTACGGCCGTTTCGAACGGCTGGACCTTCACTTGGTAATTCTTATTTAATTTATTAATCATATCGGAGTAGGGGATTGTGGGGTTCGTGTCGAACCCGTCGTACACTTCACACCCAACGACGGAAGCCGCAATCAAGCGGTCTCCCCACCCCGCGAACCCGTCGAGAACGCGACTTCCCTTCCCTCCGTACTTCTTGTAGATGTAGACGGCCAAAGCCGCGTCGAAAAGACCACAAGTTTTCGTCCTGTCGTAGATGAAGTCGGGAAGGTCCTCCCGAGTAATGTCGTTTTCTTCCAAAAGTCGGCGAGTGAAGAATCGGTTTTCCGCCCAGTACTGCGCTTGCGTCATCATGGGTTCGCCGGTCTTCCGGTTCGTGACGTGGCACTTGATTCGTTCCTTGTAACTAAAGACATCGGAGATGGAATCCGTGGCGAAGTAGTCGCGTTCGAACACCCTCGTCACGAGTCCAAGTTTTAGGGTTGGCATGATCACTGTGTTTCCCTCGTGGTTTCTGTAGGACTTCGCCCATTCGATCGGGGGGTGGTCGGCAAGTTCCTTCAAGTTCGCGTACATCGAATCGAACTCGATGGGGATGGCGGGGACCGGGGGTATTCGTTCTTGAAACTTCTTCAAGAGTTGTCCTTGGTCGCCGTTCCCAACGACGTAGATGAACCCATCCTTCTTGTACTTGATTTGGCTCTTCCAAAAGCCTTCGGGAGGGACGACGTCGACGGGCAAGTCGGAGAGAAGTAAAAACTCGGCGGCCTTGTTCTTCTTCAAGAGTTGCCGGATTGTTTCCATCAAGTTGTCGTTGTAGGCCTTTGACCCGGACAACAACGTCGAGTACAACTTACTTCCCGCGTTCTCGAGGACACCCCTCGTCTCTTCGTCTTGATACAAGGAATAATAATTCCCATGCCCAAGTTCCGTTGGGATGGCCGCGAACGGCGTTCCCGGACACAACGACCAGTCCAAGTTCCACGACGTTCGGAAAAGTTCGTAACGAAGGCACGTCGTCAAACTAATTTGCAGGGGGTTGTACAACCGTAAGTAACCGAGTTTTGAGAAGAGACCCTTCCTCTCTTCTTCTTTTATTACGGGGTAGGCCCGTCGGGAAATGTCGCGTTGTGACTTGACTTCGAGGATTTCCGCGACGACGTCTTCGGGAAGGCGACTTTCCTTCGCGAGGTTTTCGTACAACCGTTCAATTGCTTCGAGGGGGTCCCTCGTCAACGTGAAGAGTTCGAGAAAGTAACTTGAAAAGATTCTTTCGTATCGTCTCGTTCCAGACCGGGTCTGCGTGAATGTCCTCGGTCGTCTTCTCGCTTGTTCGGTTTGAAGGAACGTCACCGAAGACTCAACCCAAGCTTTGCTCCTCGCAACGGATCGAAACAGAACGTCGTAGTCGTCACAATTATCGCAGATCATTTACTCGACTAAAAATATTACACCAACCTTCACGATCGCAAAGGTTCAACGTGGAATCATGACCGGTCCGTTCGAAGTAAGACGGATGTCCTTGAACGACGAATAATCTTGACAGACTTCAATTCCCTCTCCGGTCTCGTCGAAAACCGCGTACGGGAACTCCCTTTCCATTTTCCCGTTCTTCGTTGCGATGACGACCCTTCCTTCCGAGGGGTAGGAATCAACGTAATGGTCAACGTCTTGCCCGTAGTTTCGAATAAAATCGACCTCGATCTTTCTGATGCGTTCTCCGGAAGCCTCGTGTAGGCAACCCGTCGTTTGAGTTTGCAACCAAAGGTGGGTTCCGTTCCTCGTCGACGAAGTGTGAACGATTCCCGTAGGGCACCCGCTTACGTAAGACCAAGTCAACGGGTTTTTGAACGAACGAAGTTCAACCAACCGTCCGTGCGACAAACCGTAAAGTCTCTGACCCAACGCTTCAATCCGTGAGATTTGGATCGCACTCTTGTACCTTTCCCCATCACAAAGGAAGATACCCGACTTTAGGATCTTCACTGTTTTTCCTTGGTACTGGACGACGTCGATGCATTCCTCCGACCGGAACGACGACGTCGACTTGTTGTTGGAGAACGGACTAATCGAAGAAGACGACTTACGGGAAACGGGAACGAACGGGCTAACCGAGGACTTGGAACTACTCGGCCTCGTCAACGGAGTGAGGCAAGTTTCACTAGTCGTTTCAGTCGATTCGGACCCGTAGTCGATAAATATCGGGGAAACGGGAGTTTGTCCCTCGGGGACAGTGTTGGAAGAAGTCACGGTGGCCGAAGGGGTAGCCGGAACTATGGGAACCATATCGACAACGCAAACCCCCGATTGACATTTTGCGTTCGACGTGCACTGCGAACTGTCCGTGCACTGCGAACTGTCCGTGCACTCCCCTCCCGCCGGCACTTTGCAAACCTTCAAGGTTCCATCACAAAACAAACCCGCGTTACAGTCTGCGCTCGTTTGACACGGAGTTCCAACGGGTCGCGACCTCGACCACCTCACAAATAAAAATACGATTACAATTATTATCACCAACACGGCGACAAGTAGTAAAGCATCTTCCATGGAAACTCCAGAAGAAAACTATTCGATTTACAAGTGGGGGGAAATATCCGAAAACGACGTTCTTTTCCGGGCCAAGGCAAACCAAGTTCACATGTTGTCCCACCGTGGCTACAACGTCCCCGACGATGAACTTCGCCAGTACTCCTGGGACAACATCGAGGAATACAAGAGAAAGCGAGCACGGTTCAAACGTAGGGCACCAAAGAAAGTCCACGAGTACCTTTCCGGCTTTTATCACAAGGACTCGCCCGGGGAGACCGTCTACGTCGCGTTCATCTACGAACAAGGGAAAGCTTCAATCAGCGTCCAAATGATGAACAAAGTGATCGCAAAACTCGCGGAAGCCAAAGTCCGCCGTTTGATCATCATTTCACCCCATGCCGTCCACCAAGACGCCCTCAAGTTTTTGGCGGATTCCGAGACAAAGGTGGAAATCTACCCCGAGAAGAGCATGTGCATAAACCGACTCGACCACGTTTTCAATCCCAAAATCCAAGTCCTGTCCCCGTCCGAAAAGAAAGCGTTCTTCGACGAGACGGGACTGTCGGGAAAGAAGATCGCGAAGTACGCCTCGTGCACCAACGTTGCAACTTGCGAACCCATCCTCCAACACTACCAACACCCAAAGGGAACCGTCGTAAAAATCTTTCGTGACAACGACTTTACGAACCAAGTCTGCAAGGAAAGTGTCTACTGGCGAGTGGTAACCTAATTAACGTTGAACAGCGTTAAATTTTTCTACTAAATAAATGTCCTGCTTCCCTCCCGTTTATCCGTGTTCCCCCGACGAGTTCTGTAAGGTACCGTGTCCGTGCAAAAGTTGCCCGCCTCCCCAAATCGACCTACTTTCAAAGGGAGATTCCTTTTCCCAGCCCACCAAACTAGCCATGGGAAAGTACACATGGGACGACGACCAATCCGCAAGGCCGGAATCCGTCGGAACGGAATCCACAAGGGAATCCACGAAACTAAAATTGAAAAACGTCGTTCCCGTTACGAGTTACGCAAAGTTCGATTCCCAACACCAATCCCAGAAGTCACAGATCCCCATGAAACCCTCGAGTCCACGATCTCCAAGAAAGAACGGGCCTTCCTTCGAGTATAGAAAGAATTAAATTAAACGTTCGGTTAATTAAATGTTTTCTGGAAAATCGTCCAGCGTTAGCCACCTTGAGGAGACCAACTTTCGCGTTAGCATCGCCCAAAACCGTTCCCACGAGGACTTCTTCTCGATCGCAAAACTCAACGACGAATGCTACTTCTACGCCGTTTTCGACGGACACGGTGGGGGAAGCAAAGAGGGAAACGATTTGAGTGGCGACCACTGTGTTTTGTACTTGAAGGATTACTTGCATAGTCACGTCTTCGAGGAACTCCAAGGAGTAGACTACCACAACAAAGAACAAATCAAAGAGAAGTTAAAAACTGTCTTCTGGGAGGTCGACGAGTACCTATACGAGAACGGCGCAAACCACGGGTCAACGTGCAGCCTCGTCATCGTCACGCCAATCAACGTCATCTTCGCCAACCTTGGCGACTCCCAAGCCGTAAAAATCGAAAACAAAAAAGTGACGTTTGAGACGGACCGCCACGTCGCAACGAAGGAACGGCTGAGAATCAAAAGGGCCGGCGGCTTCGTTGAGGGAAGACGAGTCAACGGAATCTATGCCCCTTCCCGTTCCTTTGGAGATTACGATTGTAAACTCGTGAAGGGAAAGTATTCCCCCGAAGGACCCATGAGTGCAACTCCCGACGTCCACGTTTTACCAAGAACGAAAGGAATGATCATTCTTGGAACGGACGGACTTTTCGACGGGTTCAGCGACATGCGAAGCCTCGAGGAACTCGTCAACTCCGCGAAAAGGGTCAGCGACATCCCCGACCTCCTCTCAGACCACGCCAAACCGAAAAATTCCAACGACGACATTACTTGTATTCTCATCTTCGTCTAGTCTAATTCGATCGAATCGGATTCTTCTCTTCGGACTCGACGGGAGTTGATCCAATAAGGGTTCTGGTTCGATCGAGTCAGATTCTTGTTCCTTCGGTTCGGATTAGGCGAAAATTGTTCTCTTCGATTCTAACTCGGTCGAGTCAGATTTGCGTTCCTGGGGACCTGTTTCCCTTCTCCTTCCCAGTTAGAATCGGAATCGACGGATTCGACTTCTCGGATTTCGTTCGAATCAATGGGATCTGTTTCCGTTCTCCTTTCCAGTTGATTCATACGTAATACACTGGTTGTTTTCCTTCTAGGACTCGGTCCAACGAAGAAACGGCATCCTTTCCGGGACCGGCAATCAACGAACGGCCTTGGAAAATGATGATTAGTAAGATTATAAATAATATGATGAATGAGATCCAACTCCAGATCGAAGAAGGGGGGTATTTGACGCAGTATCCATTGGTCGGCGTAAACCCGGGTTCGCACTTTGGAAACCAATGACCGGACAGTTGTTCGCAATTTTGACCGCAGTCTTGTTCCGTCTTGTACCCCGTCCCTCTGAAGTAACTCGCCATTTACTTAAAGGCAAAAGTTGAGAACGTAAATGTCGAAGGTTTCTCATAAGGATTTTTTTGAGTGCTACGAACGAAACAGGGAAAGGAACGATCCGCTCCTTCTAACCGAATACTCGTTCTCTTCGTTACTCGACTGGGGTTGTAAGAAGTTGGCTGCCGTCGACGGAATGAGGGTACGTTGTTTGGTTCTCTACTTTGAAATTGAAGACTACGCGTTGATCGTTGGCGAGTACGGGAAACTTAAGAAACTGAAGGGAAAGCGTCCCCAGAAGACGAACGTGATTACCAAGTACCACCCGGAAGATGGGTTTTCTCCGTGCTTCGTAAGGTTCTTCAAGGCGACCGACAAAACGGATTTGATGGGAATTACTTGGACGCAACTTGAAGGGGAACAGTTCCTTAAGTTTGAAATTAAGAATCCGGGTGGTCCAGGTCTTACGACGGCGTGGTTTTGGAAGAATCGGTACGACGGCAAGTCGTGTACGACGTTGATTTTCATCGACGTTGCGGATTCGATGAAGGCGATTGCCAATTGGAAGGACGTTCTTTTACAAACTTTATTAAACATCAATAACAATCTTCTCGGGGAGACTTTGGTCATCTGCGACGACGTCCTTCCGGGCTACGAAAAAGAGGCCTACGATTTCATGACGGTGTACCGTAACGTCAACGTTCCCTTTTTCCTTTGTTAAGTTCAGTTCGATCGAACGGAATCATTTTGGCGTGTAATGGTCGACGTGTTTCTTCCAGTGGGCGAAGGCTTCGTTCAGGGGTTTCCCGTTGTAGTGCCCGTTGATGTAATAAACGAGTAACGAAAGGACTTCCCTTTCTCTGGGGACTTTCTCGTCGACCAAAAGGTCGTACAAGGTCGGTCGGTAAATCTTTTGGTCGAGGATTTCCGTGAAGAGTCGTACTTCAAAGTTTTTGGCGTAACGGAACTCTTCCTCCGTGTAACGTATCTTCGGGTACACGTCTTGTAGGGAAAGGACGTAGCTTTCCGTTCCCGCCGTGTACTTGATCGCAAAGTACAAACAAACGATGTAGATGATGTCGAGTTGTCGTTTCGTGAGGATTTTGCCCGTAAATTCGTTGGGAATAATTAACGAATTTTGAGATTTCTTCGCCAGGAAGTTGATGGAGTCGTCGCAGATGGACATTGCGAGGAAGAGGATTCGGTCGGTGTACCAAACGGATTTGTCCTTCGAGTTTCGGTGTTGGTAGGCAGCCCGGAAGTTGCCCATCGCCCACTTTCGTTCGACGCAATCCTCAATCTTCAAGACGGGGTTTTCTCGAGGTAACGGCGGGAACGCTTCCCTCGTTTCCGTTATCTTTTCTCTGACGGAATCGAAGAAGGGGGAGTCGAGGCACTGCGTCGCCGTAAACCGTTTCTTTGGGTCGAATTCAAACATCCCCAAAAGGAGGTCTTTGAAGTCCCGGACGGAAGACACGGACTCGATCTCATCTTCCATCTCTTCGGACATCGGAAAGAACTCTTCGAACGTCCTCCCCTTGGCGGTGATTCCGTACCGTTTCTTGACGGGCAACGGAAGTTCGTACGGAAGTATTTCGGAGAAGTAGCCAAGGAACGCTTCCCCAGTCATGGCGATGGGGTTTTGGATCATCTTCCTTCGTTGGAGGAGGACGTGGACCATACAACCCAAACTCCAAACGTCGACGTTTTGAAAGTAGGTACACCGATCCATGAGGCACTCGGGGGCACGGTAGTAAACGTTGTTGATACTTGGTGTTAGGGGATCGTTGTTGAGGTACACTCGGGTAAACCCAAAGTCCGAAATCTTCGCAATCATCGTTTGGTTCTCACACTTTCCCTTCTCGCACCCCTCACACGACTCACAGTCGACGTAAAAGAGAAGGATGTTGTCGGCCCTAAGGTCGCGGTGAATGTAGCCCGAAAGGTGGATGTATTCGAGACCAAGTAGAACGTCGGAAAGTATGGAAATTAAAATGGGTATCGTTATTTCCGTCGTTAGGAAGTAGTTGTCAAGGCTGTCGTTGGCGAGTTCGTAGAGGAGGTGGTTAACGTCGTGAGACATTCGTTCGTACTTATCATCCAACGGGGACGTCGGGGAGTCGCAGTCGCCGAACGGATTTCCTTGAAACGTTGCCCTCAGGCAAACAATGTACGGGTGGTCAAACTTGAGGGCGATGTCTGCTTCCCGATAGCTAACTCCAAAGTTGTAACCGTCGTTCTTCAAACAAATTTTCATGGCGTGTTCGCCACCCTCACCGTCCCTCACTTTGTAGATCTTGGAATACGCTCCATAACCAATCTTACCGATTTTTTCTAATGACATTTGAATATTCACACGATTTACTACGAGAAATTATAACTGGTGGTACGATAAAGTGTTCGCGGGAGAAATGAATAAGTACGAAACCCTAACTCAGGAACAAAAGGCCTTCATTCTAGACGAGTTGGTGAAGGAACCAGGAAACGTGGATCCCAAAATCATCCTTTTAATCAACCGCCTTACCCGCCCCGCCAAAGCGGATGTGTTCGCGTTCGAGAACTTCAAACAAGAGAGGAGGGTGTTCGGGAAGTTTTACTCCGGATTGGAACTGTACCTCAGGCTGGCCATCTTCCTAGAGTACAAGTACAATTACTTGGATCCAACCGCCAGGGAAATACTTAACCTCGTTGTGAAAAAATCAGGAGAAGTGTTCTTGGCGAGAAGAGTTCAAGGAAAACTAAGGGGCACCCTCGTAACCAAAAAATACTTTGATAACATTACCAATGTTTTTGAACCCTACCAATTCCTGAAGAGGTGGTACCAACATTTCGCTCCTGAAAAATCCAAGGAATCTATTCAAGGAATCGCCGAGAAATACTCGGGGTACGAATGTGTTGCCTTCAACCGAATGTACCAAAAGTACGTAGATCCTGAGTGGGAATGCAAACCCCTTTGGTTCACGTCTGAGTTTCGGTTCACTTCCCAAGGGGAAAAACAAACCATGGATGAATACTATGAACTTCACCCTTAAATTCAGTTGAACAACTGAATTAGTACAACAACAATGGATGATAAAAAATCGCTTCGGAAGAACGTATTCGACGGGTTCTGCCCCGCGTTGGAACCAATCAAGAGAAAGGTCGTAGCGAAGAATTACTTTGACGGTGCGGAAGAACAAAACTTTGAGTTCGGGATCAAGCACACTGGCCTCGAGTGGTTTTCAACCATTTGTACAAGGAATTCGTTGAGACCACTGCCGTCGTTCCATTCCCTGGTGAAACCACCGCTTTGGGTTGGCCCAAAGTACGCGATGAAAGACGGAAAAAGATTACAATCGAGGAGTACTACAAAACCCTTTAGATCCGTTCGACCGAACGAATTATTCGAGTAAAATGGATGTTCCCGACGAGGTTTTGTTTTCACTGTTTTCGTTCTTGGACAAGTCCGAGTACCAGGCATTGGCTTGTTGTAATTCTCGTTTGGGTTCCTTTTCGGTGAGTTCGAGACCAATGCATTCCCTCGAGTCAGACTCCGCCACGTGCTTTGTTTCCAACTTTCACTTGACGAGTTACCAAGCCTACGTCGTCAGGAACATCATCAATGAGAAGAAATCGTTCAAAGTCCCCGACATGTACAATTACGACGTTATTTCGAAGGCATGTTCGTTGTACGACGTGTCCTCTGACTTTTTGCGATGGGACCAGTCCCCCCAACCAACGGGAACTAGGGACGAGGAGTTATATTCCGACCAACAACGGTACCCAGTCTGGGTGAGTTTCCGTAATTCTGATTCTCTTCTCAATTCTCTTCCCGAGGGCAGTGTTTTGGACTTGGATCGACTTCCTGGAAGCGAGTTGGTGGGCGCCATTCCCCGAGTCGCTAGCATCAATTTCCACGACTACGACATATTCGTGTCTCGACGTCCGGAGAACTATTACAGTCTCTTTTCTCAGTTTTCTCATGTACGAACTTCCCGGCCGAAACTACTTAGGCTGGCCCGGGCGCAGGGATACCCCTTTCCGATGTCGTTGAGGCAGATGAAAAACTGTTATGGCCTCTTTGAGAATCCCCAAATAGGAACCTTACAGGGGATCCCACACAATTTGACACCAATCAAGGTACACCTTTTTGAACGGTTTTTTGGACTCCCGAAGTTTTCCGCATGCGCAACTCAAGAGTTCATCGACTCGATCGTGGGAGATGATTCCGTCAAAGTTGAAAAACAACAAAACGGTTGGTTGTACCTTTCGTTTGGACCAGGCACCGATCACGAGTGGGTTCTCGTCGATCCCGCCGCCGACATTCGTACTCCATTCCTAACGTCGAAGGACGCCGAAAGGCCCCGTCCAGGGAATCCCGTAACGGACCGTCTGAAATCCGACCTCTCGACAATCATCAAAAACCCTTCCCTTCGAAAGGGATTACCCACGAAGGAAGAGTTGCAGAGCATTTGCGACGAGAAAGGAATCCATTACACCAAGAAGGAGACTAAACCACAACTGGCCAAGAAGATACTCCAAACCCTTTAGATCCGTTCGATCGAACGAATTATTCCAAAAAAATGAATCTCGAGAAGAAGACAGTGAAACAGATTGACGAGTACGCCGTCGAGAACGGAATTAAACTCCCGCCGGGATTGAGAAAGCAGGAGAAGATTTCGTATATTGAATCCTACTTGAACTCCCCGAAAGAACTGACGGGTTACCGTGACGAAGTCGTCGAACTCGTTCCCGTCTGGCAGGAAACGGAAGATTGGAAGGCCCACTTGGAAACGACTGGATGGTGTGTCGTACCCATCCCGGGTTGGAAGGAAAACTTCAAGGAGATGTTTTTCGACTGGCTTGAGGGGTGTTCGGAAGAGTTTTCTCGGGACGACCCTCAGACTTGGAAGACGGCGAACATGGTTCCCCTGTTACATGGAATCATAAAACACCACTTTGGACACACCGAACTTCAGTGGCAAGTACGGGAACTTTGTGCCGACATTTTTGCGGAGATTTGGAACATCGACAAGGAAGACCTCCTTTGTTCCTTCGACGGGGGGTGCTTTTTGAACACGAAGATTAAGAAAAGGAGAGAGAGCGAAGCGACAGGACGAGAGCGAAGTCGAGGAGGGGATGATACGTTGGATTTCAACGTCAAGGATCTCTGGGTTCACGTTGACACTCCTAGGGATGGTGAAGAATGTTACCAGGGAGTCGTTCTCTCCTCAACCTTCGGTCTCGCCGTGTCGCTTCGCTCAACTTCGTCGACTGTGGTGAGAAGGACGGTGGCCTCGTCTTGGTTGAAAATTCCCATAACGTATTCGATGACTACATGGACTCCCACGTTTCTGCGGGTTACGTTTGGATGCGGGCCCACACGGTCGACCCCCTGTTCGGTGACGCAACCTACTTGAAGGTTTGCGCTCCGGCCGGTCACTTGATCATTTGGAACGGGAAAATGTTCCACTGTAACTGTCCCCCTACGAAAGTTGATCCTTCCGCCTACAGAATGTGTTTGTACGTTTCCATGCAACCCCGAGAGAACGCGACCTCCCAAGAACTCAAGAAACGAATTAAACTCTACGAAGAAGGACGAATGACGGGACATTGGTGTTACGGTCCGTACTTCTCGGCGAACGCGAAGAACCCTCGAACTTACGGGAAGGAAGTCGTGACTCCCAGCGACGTTGAAATCGCTGAACTAAACCCCCTCAGAAAGAGACTGATTGGTTATTAGACTCGTTCGATCGAACGAATTATTGTTCAAAATGGATCTCGTAGACGATATTTTATTACATTTGTTTTCGCTCCTCGACAAGACCGACTTCTCTTCCTTTTCCATCCAATCGAGGGGAATATATTCCGTTCGATCGAGTTCGGTTACTTGCTTCGTCGACGACGTTCACTTGACTTCCTATCAAACTTACGTTCTCAGGCGGCTGCTAGACGGAGAAGATAGACAAACTCTCGACCTTTACAATTTGAGGAGAATAGGAGAAGCCTATACGCACTTGACGGGGAAACCTTCTCCCCTTAGACTAACAAAAAAGTTTCCAGAAGACTCACTAGAGATTCAACTCTACATTGATCAACAACGGTACCCGGTCTGGGTGAGTTTTTACGAGTTCCCGTCAATCAATTCTCTTCCCGAAGGCAACGTTTTGTACCTTTCCCATCACGACGATTTTGTTCAGCACAGAGAAGAGAGAAGGGTCAACTCCGGTGCCCCCATTGAGGATTACGTTAACGACTACGACATCTTCGTCACGTCGCAAGAAGTAACGTATAGTACGTTTTCTACGTTGACCCAGATTAGAACTTCTAGACCAAAACTTCTTTTGATGGGAGACAGAGGTCTTTCGGGATTCTTCCCTCTTCCACTCAGACACAACTCTGAATGGTTGAAAGTTATTGGGTACAAAGGTTCGGGACTGATATCGTGCTTTCCATCTGACCCAACCTTCATGAAATTATTCATCTTAGAACGACTTGACAGCTTCTACTGCGATTCGGAAGAGGCGAAACAACTCCAGAAATTCGTTGACGTAATGACAGAAGACAATTCCTTCGAAGTCGTCGGTGGTTCTGATTTTCAAAACAATGGTGAACAGTCCTCGACGCCGGGGATAATGACGATTAAAAGTAAGTCGACAACGACCGACCCTTGGATTCTAATCGATCCCGAAAAGTCATTCAGGGACGTTCTCGAGACTTCCAGGTACGCCGGCAGACGTCGTTCTCCCGAAATGATAGAAAACACGAACCTTCGACACTCTCTTGAAAAGATGGTGCAAAATCCAACCCGTCGCGAGGTATTCACCAAGAAGGACCTACAAAAAAAGTGCGAAGAAAGAAACATTCCGTACACCAAGAGGAACACTCGCATTCAACTCGCTCAAAAGATTCTCTCAACTCTTTAATTCGTTTGATCGAACAAATTCCTTCTTCTTCTTTCCTTCTCTCTCAATTCATTCGATCGAACGAATTACCCAAAAAATGTGATGATGTCTCTCATCAGAATGTTGTACGCTTGTTCGTGTCTCTTATGTCCCGTTCCGGAGTGCTGTATCTTCCCCTTCGACGAAAACGAAAGGAACTGCGTGTAGAACTTTTCTCCTTTTCGATTTATAAGGTGGTCGTCGTCGTATTCGTTCCTGTCGATGATTTGGAGTCGCCCGTCGGCGCGAACGTCGTCGTAGCGGGTAACTTCGTATCCCCGTTCGAAGAGGGCTCTCGCCAGGCTCGAAACATCGACAGGAAACCCGAGTTCGTAGATGCAACGGTACAAGGAAGTTCCAATTTTCGTTATTTTACAAGTCTCAGTTGCGGGGGGTTCGGTCGCTGCTAGGATCTTTTGACTTCGTTTCATCAGGTCGGAGACGTAGCGGATGTCGGCGTACCGTTCCGTAATTTCCGTTGCGAAGTCGTAGTACTTTTCGGGGGCGAAGGACGGCCAAGTCATGACATAATCCTTCTTCTCTTCTTGTCCTTCTTCTTGGACGATGATTTTGGACGACTTGACCTTTGCCATTTTCTCAAGCCACGCCGTCGTCTCGAGGAACAACTCTTTGTTTTCACAACACTTCTTCCAAAATTTGAGGGTGTCTTCGAGGATTTTGATGGCGATGTCACAGACCTTTTCGATGCTTTTTTCTTTGATCTTTCCGGTAATGTGGATACTCGCCTCGTAGAAACGGACGCAAACCGACCGACCGTCAACGAAGACGTCGATCATCGGTCCGGAAAACGCCTTCCCGAAGAATCCTTTGTAGGCAAGTCTTTTTTTAATCTTCCACCGGACGGAGACGATGGTTCCGTCGTCGTACCAAACGTTACTTCGAGGGTTCCTAATGCAGGGAAGGCAATAGTAGAACAAATCCCCGTTTAGGATGCACCCTTCCATCGACGCGACGGTAACTTCCATCGAGGGTTGTATTTGACAGAATTTTTTTACGCTGTAGCATTTCTTTCCCGTTTCTTTGCTCTTCTCCTCGTTGAAGACGATGCAAGGACCGTCCTTGTTGAGATCGTCGAACATTTCGTACGTGATCAAAATTTCGTCCCCCTGGTCTTCATCCATTTTGTTCAGTCTTAAGTTAAAATCTTTACGTTCGCAAAAAGTTAATCAAAATGTTGGGTGAAGAGTTTTTTGTTCAAAATTCGAACGTCTTCCCTTTGGGCGAGACCGGATTCGAACCAACGGACCAAAACTTGAAAACAATCGTCATCTTGATAGACCCCGTCGACGGTCTGTTCGGGAACGAAGTCTGGGACGTGGATAATGTTGTGGGGGTCGTATTTTGAATTTTCCAACCGGTTATCGATAAGGATGGTGTTCGACTTGTCGGCCTCCGGGTGGAAATTAAAAAACGTCTCCAAAGGTTTGCAATAGAAGTCGTCCTTCTCGAAGTGGGTTTCCCGTCGGACGTGATCGCGAGTGAGAACGTTGTCGGGGTAACGGTGATCCCTAAAAATGAAGTCGACAATCGCGTACACGTAGTCTGGCATACCTGCACTCCAAACGGACACCGTCTGAAACTTACGAAAGCAATAGTTGAGAAACTCATCTAACCCCGGCCGTTTTATCCCCCACAACCGAAACTTCTCGAGTTCGATGTAGATTAAGTCGTCCCTCTTTTCGAGGTGGTGTTGTTGTAAAAACGTATACAAGGACCAGTCAACGTTCTCCGTGAACATGTGGAGAAGACATTCGTCGAGGTCCAAAACGAGATTCGTCATTTAATAATACAAGAAAAGGGCTTTGCGTTCGTAAAGCACTAAGGAATTTTGTCGACGATTTCGGACCCCTCTGGGAGGGTTGAGTTGGTGCGGTAGTACACGTAATCCCCCGAATCGACCGCCGGCGTTTGCAACAGCAAACTGTACTTGATTTTTGCGTTGAGGTCTAAGTCGAGGATTTCCAAGCATTCCCGTTGGGGGAGAAAGGACGCAGTTCTGGCGGCCGCCTCGGGAAGCACGGACAGGACGAAAGGACGGGTCGCAACTTTGACCAAATTCGTTCCATCGACTGGACCATTTTTCGGTTCGCGTTCGAGCAGTTCTTGACGGGAGACACCAAGGAAGTTTCCAGCTTCCGTCAACGTTGGTAGAATTAGGTAATTCGAGTCGACTTTCTTCGCGGCGTTGGCGAGTTTTCTCTTTCCGTACCGTTCACAAAACAAATCGACGTCGATGAACTCTCTAGTCGACAACCAAAACTCCCCTCCCCAGTAATGGGAATGCTTCGAACGGAGGTAGTCTTCGGGCTCAGGCACACCCTTCGTTACGATCACGTCGAACGATGACGTGCGTAAAATCGAAAACAGGTCCGTCAACAAATCTCGTTCCGTCCTCCTCATGATTTCCAGTTCCTGTCCGTGAACGGAGACTCCGAACGAAACCAACGTACCGTCCCTTACGTCCAACGTCAAGTAACAAGGGTGTTGGTAGGTGTTCTCGTCGTAGACGGACCCAACGTCAACGAAGGTGTTCTCGACTTTTTGGAACCACCCGTATCGTTTTTGCGTTAGAAACCACGTTTCTGAAACCTCTTCTTCCACTATCCTTTTAGGATTCCTCATTGTCGTTAACGTGACGAAGGCCGTCCGTTCAGTTTTTTTGAAACTTCTTACGTACACTAAGGACATTTTACTTTGCGAATTATTCTTTTTAGGTAAATGGACAGTTCTTGGAGCGGATACAGCATAGCGGCCGTCATCCTGGTGATGGTCGCTATCATCATGATCATAGTTGGAATCGTCTGGCTGGAAGGAACGACGACGGGTTCGACTTGGTGGTCATGGTTCCTGATTATAGGGGGAGTGATACTGCTTATCATCGGGGTAGCCCTGGGGTTCATGGGCAGGAGGAAGACGACGGAAGTTTACACGCACACGCATACGGTCGGGGCCGTACCGTCCGTCGGAGCGCCAATCGTTCACCCCGCGCATTCATATTCCGCCGGAGCTCCAATCGTTCACCCCGCACATTCGTATTCCGTCGGAGCTCCTCACACTCCCGTATATTCTACGCCACCCGTTGTAAGGAGTTCGTACCCCGGTTCAAGTTCTCCTTCCGTCCAATACGGTGCCTTACCCGTACACTACTATTCCTAAGTTGGAATTGGATTCACTCGACCGAATGAATTACCTTTGTTGCCTTCGGAGGTAATCGAGAACGTCCTCGTCTGGACTGTAAGATCTCTCTTCCCTTCGGATGGCTTCTCGAAAGGAATTTGCTCCTTTCTCTACGAAGTATTTGATTACTCCGTAGGCGTGGTATCCCGTCGCCGAGACGAGAGCTTCGTCGTACGTCAAACCCAACGCCTTCCTCGCCGTTTCTACGAGTTCTACGTTTCCAAACTGGACTGAGACTTGGAACAAGGACTTCAAGTTTTGCCTCGTCGCCCTTTCAAGGAAGAACGGAACGAGAACCTTTAAAGTTTTATCGTCTTGTTTTGTCAGTGCTTCACTAATCGCGTGGAGAACGACCGACCCGTTGATTGCAAGGATTTTCACGGCGCGCCGGTTTCCCCTTTGTGCCGCAACGAAAAGGGAGTAACCAACACTCCAAGGGGTAACCCTTTTCAACGTAATTCTAAGACCCCAGACGTCGTCCCTCTCGGCGAACTCGACGAGACAGTCACTCGGATCATCCCGTTCGCATTCGTCGTACTTCTCCTCATCCCTTCCCTCGACGTACGTCCTGAACTCACTTTCTTTTTCGAGAGAATAAAACTTCAAAATTCGATCCCTCAAGTAGTGGCCCTCGGGCAACGCAAACGAGTCCCGCCAAAGAAGTACGATTTCGTCCATGTTACTGGTTCTTTCTGTGTCCTTCCTCAACGCCTCGCTCAATAACACGTCGTAGACTTCCATTTTATTCGATCGAACAAAATTATTTGAATAGGAAGTAATAATTCTCAACACCGTACTGGGAATCAACAAAGTAAGGCAAGAATGATTTCCACTCACTCTCTTCGAGTAACTTCAAGAACGCGGGGTAGTATTCTTGCAAAAGGAAGCACACCGAAAACCTTCCGAAAAGGGTGTGAGAGAGAGCAAGTCTCGTCGCGACGTAAACCAAAAGTAAAGTATAATCGACTTCTTTGTATTCTTGAAGGGAAGCTATTTTCTCGGGGATCGTTCTTCCTTTTCCCTTCAGAACCGAAGGCAAGGAGAACGAGTATTGAACGTAGTTCTTCCTTTCGTTCTTCCAAACAAATTCGTAGGAGAAGTCACAAACCTGGTCCCTCGAAGGGGTCAACCTGAGAGTTCCGAGAATCAGGGGATAGTCTTCAGAAACCGGTGGTGGAACCGAAAACGACGGACCCGGAAAATTGCATATGTAACCACCCCCCGAAAAACTTCCCGTTATCTCAACGAGTTGAGAGTTTTCGTGAAAGAATTCTAGGTTGAAGACCAAATTTTCCATGCACATTGCTTTTATTTCCAACTTGAGGGAGTTACCTCCGTCTGGTCCCCACTTTATCCTCGGACTGTCGTAACTATCGAATAGGATAAGGTTGTTGAATACCCACTTACCATGTATCGTGTAGATTTCTGGATTCGATTCGTAGGGTAACCGGAGTATCATATCGTACCCGTCGGCAGTGGTTACGACCTCGAAACTCAGCGCAACGGCCCTCAAATTGTATTCGAAGGGGTTCATGTAGATACTGGGAACGGGAGGGAGTCTGATGTGGCCCGGAAAGTAGAGGTAGAAGTTGGGCCAATTCCTTTCCGATTTCGAAAAAACTTCGTAATATTTGCTCGTTATTGAACCCATTTATATAAATGGAATCCAAGAATCCTTGTTTCAGTCTTCCCGTTAGGTACAAACTCGACGAAAACGTTAGTCACTGTTCGGTGCAAGACTGCGACCAAGACCCTCGCTGTGAACCACCCCAAAACCCACCTCCTTGTCCTCCTCAGTACCCTCCTTGTCCTCCTTGGGGTTCGTATCCACCTCCTTGGGGTTCGTATCCCATTCCCGGTCCGCCAGG